GAGTAACGCGTCGGACGCCATCAGTTCGGCCCATCATCCAGCGAACCAAGCAGGGTCTTCAGCTAAGTCTGGAATGGTCAGACGAATGGGATTTAGACGCTTCTCACGTAGAAGAAATCCTGGATCAGCTACTAGACGAATTTTTAGAACTTGGACAGGACAGTCAGTCCTCAGACGAAGGAGATACAGAGGATGGAACAAACCCGAGTTGAAATACAAAGACTTTTGGGAGACAGGACAATCAGCACCTCTTATTACATTCTATAATGGAATTACACAAGCCACCAACGGAGGTATCTCAGGCAATGCAGTTTGTATCAATGAGATTTATACTCAAACTACAGGCAATGCAAGGATTGGAATAGATATATTGATGAAATCCATTCTCATCAGAGCATGTATCCAAGCTCGTTCAGCCGCAGAACCAGACCCTCCTGTAGCATCTTTGACATCTGTAGCAGAATGTGTCAGAGTCATGGTTGTTCTGGATAGACAAGCAAATGGCACAGTCCCAGCAATGACCGACCTATTCGGATCAGTCACTGGACTCAATCCCGGAGCAACTGCAGTCACTTATCCTATGAATTTGACGTATAAGTCAAGGTTCAAGATTCTTTGTGACAGGCATTACGTACTCTCATCTCAGACAAATGGAGCAGAATTCTACTTCGACTTTTTCAAGAAGAAGAATATCCGTGTTCATTACACAGGAACATCTGCCACAATCTCAACAATTGCCGATATTAGGAGTAACGCTCTATGGGTATTCTTTTTTGGCAATGCCGCTACTCTCGGAACAGCAGCAGATCGGCCTCATCTTCAGCAATTCATGGCCCGCATTCGATTTATCGATCCGTAAAAGGAAAGCCCGCTAAGCGGCCCCGGTCTCCAAGTGGCGGGTACAGTATTACCCCCCCACTTCGGTAGCCAGCCCTATTTCCTGGAAATGCCAGGCTAACCCTGTATAGCGCCATCAGCGGAAAATCTGCAACCTTCCAAATATATTATAGCGCCATCTTTCTATTCGTGCGCCGTTCTACCTGGCTGTGCTTCCTTACGATATATATATGCGTAAGCATCATCGTAAAGAGCATTATCCAGTCCCATGTTCCTATATGTCTACTGTTCTATTTGCAGCGCCCCCAGAGATTCATCAACCAATAGACCAGACTGCTTTCATCGTATCTACGATCCAGAGGCCGCCTCACATTCCTTTGGCTGTGGTCTCTATATTGAGAGGAAGGACTATCCTAAGTGGGAGTCTCCGAAGAAACAGACCTATAGGAGCTTAGTTTGTCCTACTGGTGCTATTTGAATGAACGATGCCCCCCAAGAAGACGCAGCGAGAGAGCACCCCAGATCCGCATCAAGAGACTGGTGCTTCACACTCAACAACCCCACAGCAGACGATATTGCCTTCCTATCCAGCCATCTACAAACGCCAGCGGTTCGATATGCGGTCTATCAACCTGAAATTGGTGACAGCGGGACTTACCACCTTCAAGGATTCATACAATTCAGATCACCTAGAAGACTTGCAACTTTGCATCGGCTGTTGCCGCGCGCTCACTTCGAAAATAGAAGAGGATCCCCGCAGCAAGCTCGTCAGTATTGCGTCGATGAGACAAAACGAGTCCAAGGAACCAGTATCACCGAATTCGGCATCTTTGATCCCGGTCCCGGCCAAGGCCAAAGACAAGACATTCTTAACGTATGCGCATACCTCAAGACACATTCTTATAGGGACGCTGTTCTTGAGTTTCCGGCCGAGTGTGCTAAATATCACAGATTCTTTAAAGAGTATAGGACATATGTTACTCCTGCGAGAGATTGGATCACTAAAGTGTATGTTTTCATAGGTCCGACCGGCACGGGCAAGACGCGGACAGCACACCACCTCTTTCCCCAACTATGGACTAAACCCCCCGGGCCCTGGTACGATACATACGATGCTCACGAAATCGTTTTACTCGACGATTTCGATGGCTCGGACATTGCTTTCACCTTCCTCCTACGACTCTTGGACCGCTACAATCTGCTCTCGCCTGTTAAGGGATCTTATGCTAACTGGGCACCTAGAACCCTCATCATCACCTCCAACTATCCCATCGACGAATGGTACAATAGAGGAGACCCCTCAAGGAATGCACCCTTGCATAGACGAATCACAAACACATTCATGTTTCCTTTGTCAAACTCCGATAGATCAACTCTTGCCACTCTTGGACCTCTCCCCCCCCTCGAACTTCGAAGAGATCCCCCTTCACCCTTAGATAATGTACTTATGAGGAACTAACCACCTCAATTATGTATTGTAATATGTATGCCTTAAGGCTATATAAATTATATATTCAAGCTTAATCTGGTGTCCACATGATGCGAGCGAAGCGAGCATCAGTTGCCGCGAAGCGGCACAGGGGGGTAGGGGGGCGAAGCCCCCCCGTTAGGGATCACGCGCACTCTGACTTTAAGGTTAAATTTCCCCTTGCCCCAAATACGCGGGGTTAGCCTTTAGATATCCCATATTTCTTTTGCCCCGGTTCCACGGGGGGGTTCGGGGGGCGCAGCCCCCCGTTTAACACTTTTGACCTGGGGGGTCAAGGGGGGCGCAGCCCCCCTGCAGGGGCGGGGGGGGCGGAGCCCCCCCCATTATTTCCCCCCTGGGGGGTCAAGGGGGGCGCAGCCCCCCTGTAGGGGCGGGGGGGGCGAAGCCCCCCCCTATATTTATAAATAGACCCAGTTTAATTCACGATAAAGATGCCGCCATTCAATTATCAGAACGTCAGGAGAGCGTGGGAGCTAGCCCACCCCTATGTCAGGCAATACTCGCCGCAATTATTCGACTTCGGCCGGAGGTTCATCGGTTCGGCCGTATTTCCAATCGCGTTTCAGACAGTATCCAACATATTGGGCGACTACCAGGGCACGAAGGACTACCTACCCGACTTATTCGAGGCGAAGGACGCTAAATACATCGGCTTTTCGGAAGGAGACCCTGGACCCGAAACCAAGAGACGACGGCTCGATTCAGCCGTTAGAGGAGCAGTACCACCGCCGGAGCAGAGCAACGCGTCAAACGCTATCCAATCAGCCTCTCATCCACAGAACCAAGCAGGGTCTAACCCTGACGTTAACATGGTCAGACGAGTGGGATTTAGACGCTTCTCACGTAGAAGAAATCCTGGATTCACTTCTAGACGAATTTTTAGAACTTGGACAGGACAGTCAGTCCTCAGACGAAGAAGGAGAGGATGGAACAAGCCCGAGTTGAAGTACAAAGACATGTGGGAGACAGGAAACACTCCTCCTTTGATTACTTTTTGGAGTGGTATTACACAAGCAACAAATGGTGGAACTGCAGGGAATGCAATCTGCTTGAATGAGATGTATACACAAACAACAGGCAATGCTAGGATTGGAATTGATATTCTCATGAAGTCTATTCTGATTAGAGCATGTATTCAAACCAAGAGTTCAGAAGAACCAGATCCTCCTGTTTCTTCTTTGACATCAGTTGCAGAATGTGTGAGAGTGATGGTTGTTTTGGATAGGCAAGCAAATGGTTCAGTCCCAGCTCTTACTGATCTCTTTGGTTCAGTTACTGGATTAAACCCAGGAGCTAATGCTGTTACTTATCCAATGAATTTGACGTACAAGTCAAGGTTCAAGGTTCTATGTGACAGACACTATGTTCTATCTTCTCAGACAAATGCTGCAGAGTTTTATTTTGAATTTTACAAGAAGAAAAATATCAGAGTTCATTATACTGGTACTTCCGCTACAGTTTCTACTATTGCTGATATTAGAAGCAATGCTCTTTGGTTTTTCTGTTTTGGCAATGGTGCAAGCCTTGGCAACGCATCAAATCGTCCTCATCTACAACAATTCATGTCTAGAATTCGATTTATTGATCCGTAAAAGGAAAGCCCGCTAAGCGGCCCCGGTCTCCAAGTGGCGGGTACAGTATTACCCCGCCACTTCGGTAGCCAGCCCTATTTCCTAGTATTCACAGGCTAACCACGTATGACGCCATCGGCGTAAAATCTGCAACCTTCCTTTTATATTATTGCGCCATCTTCCTATTGGTGCGCCGTATGTACCTGGCTGTGCTTCCTACGAAATAAATAAGCGAGAGCTCCTTCGCAGGAGTCAGAGCCACTTCAATGAGTTATGTCTTCTGTTCCAACTGTACTCTCAAAGTTAGCGGTACCACAGGGAGAGCAAGTACAGTTTATCATCGTATCTTTGACACCACAGCTGCCTCTCATACCTTTGCGTGTGGTCTCTACATTGAGAGGGAGGACTATACTATCAAGAAGACTACGAAGGAACCGCCCGTTAAGTGCTTGAAGTTCTCATGAACGATGCCGCCCAAGAGGATTCAGCGAGAGAGCACCCCAGAGCTTCAAGCAGAGACTGGTGCTTCACACTCAACAATCCCACAGCAGACGACATTACCTTCCTATCCAGCCATTTACAAACGCCAGCGGTTCGATATGCGGTCTATCAACCTGAAATTGGTGACAGCGGGACTTACCATCTTCAAGGATTCGTACAATTCCGATCACCTAGAAGACTTGCAACTCTGCATAGGCTGTTGCCGCGCGCTCACTGGGAAAATAGACGAGGATCCCCGCAGCAAGCTCGTGACTATTGCATCGATGAGGCAAAAAGAGTCCCAGGAACAAACTTTACCGAGTACGGCATCTTTGATTCCGGTCCCGGACAAGGACAAAGGCAAGACATTCTCAAAGTATGTGACTATCTTAAGTCGCATCCATATAGGGACGCTGTACTTAGCTTTCCAGTCGAGTGTGCTAAATACCACAGATTCTTTAAAGAGTACCGTAACTATGTTACTCTGCCGAGAACATGGGTTACTAAAGTATATGTTTTCATAGGACCGACGGGCACGGGCAAGACGCGGACAGCACACCACCTCTTTCCCCAGCTATGGACTAAACCCCCTGGACCGTGGTACGATACATACGATGCTCATGAAATCATTTTACTCGATGATTTCGACGGCTCGGACATTACTTTCACCTTCCTCCTTCGACTCTTGGACCGCTACAATTTGCTCGCACCTGTTAAGGGATCTTATGTTAACTGGGCACCTAAATACATCATCGTCACCTCAAATTATCCCATCGATGAATGGTACAATAGAGGAGATTCAGCAAGAAATGCCCCGTTACACAGACGAGTTACACGCACTTTCAACTTCCCCTTGTCAGTGTCCGATAGAGCAGCTCTTGCCATTATTGGACCTCTCCCCCCCCTTGACCCCCCCTCTGGAAGAGATCCCCCTTCACCCTTAGATTCTGTACTTATGAGGAATTAACCACCTCTTTTATATTTGTAATATGTATGCCTCAAGGCTTTATAAATTATATATTCAAGCTTAATCTGGTTTCCACATGAT